GACTCTGCAACACAAACCGAAACGGTTGGTCTACTTGGTGCAGGTGATGCTCTTGGAGTTGACACCTACCAGCGTATGGAGGAAAATGCCTCAAAAAAAGTTTCGGACCCGTGGCTATATTTGGATGGATTATTGCGGTATTGACTGCGGGTTATCTTGTTTGGAGAGAATTCTTTAAAAGACGGTCATAGACCGTCTTTTTTTCTTGTCATATGAAAAGTCTTACAAATGTAGTAAGCATCAACGATGTCAGAGATTGGGTTCGCTACTTTGTCTTTAACTGAATTGATACCAAATAAACCATACAGTGACTGACCTGTTTCTTGTTTGAATGCCGCATACATGTCAACCTTGTTTGCATTACCTCTACCAGTAGCAATCTTCTTTGGCTTGCTGGGTGGAAGAATGGTGTAAGGTATGCTGGACTCCCAAAGTTTGTATTTTAGAATCCCAGTGTTCTCTGCGATATGAAATACCCTACCCTTTGCGTTGTAGGCATAACCTTCGATTGCCACATCCTCACAACCAATCACTTTATCAACAGCCCAATCAGAAATGCTTTGATACCGTTGACATTCCTCGTCGAAGCCACTGTTAAATGTTCCGTGAATGTTTATGTCAACTGTTTTTGCGTGCTTGCGAACATCACTTAAGAAGTAGAACAAACACTTATCATAAGTGAACATATCGTTTTGTTCACCAGTAAAAACACAGATTGCCGGACATCTCAAAGAATAATCTATACCCGCTATTGCCATTGTAAATACCTCCACCTAGTATTTAGGTGGAGATACGAACTAGCAACTCTTAGCGTATTGCACACCTAGAACAATGATCAGAGATGCTCCAAGTCCAACCATAAGTTTGAGGAAGTCCCGTGTCACCATCGGGAAAACCTTTTTGATTTCATCCTTCTGACGGAAAGATGCAACCGCAAGTTCTCGTCCAGTCAAAAGTCCGACAAACACCCAAGTCGTTGACATCGGAATGTCGTTCATTTCTTTGAAAATGTAAAGAACGATAAAGTAGAAAAGATCAATCAGTGTTGCCGACCGAACATACTTTGTATTTCTTTTTTGCATGACAATTTCCTGAATCTTGCCACCACGCTTTTGTAGCATCCACGCAAGACCAGCGACGAACACGGTAGAGATGATTACCATGACCTCCACGGGAATCTGTCTCGGCATAAACACAGCGATGTTTGCCATATCGTGACTCAGCCAAGTCCACCACAGGAAGCCTGTCGTGATCCACTGTCCAACCGACCACCACTTCTTGTGTGAGTCCTTGATCGACTTACCCTCGTCTATCACACGAGTCAGAGCAAACCAGATCAGGTAGGCAGCAACGCCAGCCACGGCATATCCTAGCATAGACTTCATCAAAACTTTTTGTAAAACAAGAGTTGATGCGAACGCAGAAAGCACAAGGAATGAAGTTGATACAGGAATACCAAAACGAGTGAGCAGCAATAGGACTGCTGGTGCGAGTGCTTGATACCACTCTACTCCCTCAAACGGAATCTTGTTGAGTCTGCCATATGAGATATCACCATCGTATGCCCACCATCCATACCAGACTGCAAAGAGAAGAACCGCAGAGGCATAGCCCCACATAATCTTCCAGTTTACTTTTCTGTTGCTCGCAATCCAAGTTCCAAGCGTCTGAATCGAATCATTTGCGATGACGCTGTAAGCAGCGAGAAGAAAGCCAATCCACATCCAAATCGTGATATCACTCATACATTTCACCTCCAATTATCACACACATAATATAGCAAAGATATGATTAAGATTCAACAAAGACAATGTTTTTATTGTATTAATAAAAAACCCCCAGCCGAAGCCGGGGGTTTTTCTCTGATGGTAATAGGTATCAGAATGAGAATCGAAGTCCGAAGCGAACTCCTTCGTCACGATCATCATATTCAGCAATAGCCGCAACACCATCTCTAAACTCACACTTACCACCAACGGTAAACGTGGTTTCATCAAGGTGATCGTATTCGACACGACCATAACCGGAGAAGGTATCTTCCACGGTGAAGACAACACTTTCAAGAGCGGCAGTCCACTCACCATTGTCGTCAGTGTAAGCGATGAAACCATCGTCCCACGAAACATCAACGGTCCAAAGTTCCATTTCCTCACCAACGAAACCAAATCCGAGGGCACCGAGTTCGGCACGACCACCGTATGTCACGGAGTCGGAGTCGAAAACGTCATCACCCACGATATCAAAATCGAAGGAAACATCACCAGCATCAAATCCGAATGATGCACCACCAGCACGACTCTCGATGAGTCCATAAGTGGATGATTTGGTTAAACCATAGGTGTAACCAGCCTTAGATGTTTTCATTTCTTGGCTAAAGTGCCGCTTGAAATAACCCACGGTAACATCAAACAAACCGAAATCTGCTCCAACATGAGCGTCATACAGTTCGATGTCATCGAGATTGTCGTTGGTATCGAAAGCGAAACCATAGACTGCACCCTCAGACTCACCGTATGCACCAAGCACCAAGCGAGTTTCGAGTGTTTCAACACCGTCAATAACGGTCACGGCAGTTTGACCTACACCGCTAAATTCGATATCTCCCGCTGCGGTAAGGGCAGAAAGACAGATTGTAGATGTAAGAATGCTCATATTAGCCTCCAACTCCAGTTACGAGATCAAATACTTTCTCCACTGCATCGACGAACCAAACCACACCTTTCCAAGCGAATGGAAGAAGGGCAAGGGTGACGAGCATGGAACGGCAGATGCCGAAACGACCAAGAAATTTGGTCATACAGTCTGTTCCACACGGTGCGGAACAACTCTCATTTTGGGTTTTTGTAGCCATATAATTCTCCTTATGTTGGCTTATGAGGTCAAATCGACGACCTCGCATGAATCACCTGAACATGCAAATGTTTGAGTTCCAGATGTATTGTCTGTTTCCTCATAACTAGCAAGTTCAGACCAGTCAACTCCGACTGGCATCTCACTCAATAGGTTTATGTAGGTTTCCTCATCACAGTCTTGATAAGGAGCCTGACGATAACTATGGTCAGAGTGTGGGAGGAAAGAAATACCCGAAACTTGATCGAAATATTTCCAAACCCACGATCCAACCTCCATCCACTCGTCCTCCTTGACGGTGATGGTAACAGATGGTTTATGTTCACACCAGTAATTTTGGTATGTTCTCCACATTTCAAGTTGCTCCAGTGCGGTCATGTCAGTTCGACATGTGGCATTATCTGGGGATTTAATGGGGAATGAGAAAACCATCGTATGATCCGGTTTCATAACACACGGTTCAGCAGGGAATCCCTTGTCAATCATAAATTTACACAGGGGATCCTTGATGTCCGCTCGGACTGTCCGGATGTAATATGGGCTGTGTCTCGCATGAATACCTGAAGCAGCGTCAACGAGTTGTGAGACCGTGCCTGAGGGTTTCACGCAAGTCACTGAAGCGGACTGGTTGATACCAATCTTTTCAGCGAATTGTTTGTTGGTATCAACTGATTCTACTCGAAGATCCGTGAGTAATTCAGCGAGTCCCAAAGTCTCTCCGCTCGTCAATGGACAATCCATGATTCCCGTCAGAGACACACCAAGCAATCTCTCCTCTTCGCAGTTCTTTTTCCACACCGAAGAGAGATACTTAAAGTTTGTTAATGTAGATTGCCAAGTCCCCAAGATTGTCGCAAGACGAACCTTTCGCATGAGGGATTCTTTGTCATCTTCAACTCGAATGACAACCTCCGAAAGATTACAGAATTCTTTGTCTCGTAGGATAATCTCTGAACACGGGTTTGTCCCGAATTCATAATTTGAGCCACGACCAACATGATCGTCACCACGCAATTCTTGAACAGATGCAACTTGATCTACCGCTGCCTTTCTATTGAACATACCCCGCTCACCGGACTTGCTCTTGTAGAGCGAAACCCATTCATCCATAAAAGTGCCAATCTCGGGACGTTCTTTGTATGCGACTGAGTTGTTTGCTAACGCTCTCTGAGGATTGGCATCCCACCATTGTCCGGTCTTTGCATCACGCATTCTTTCATCCGTGAGCGAAGAGAGAGAAATCAGGGCAGAGCGACGAACCCCACCAACAACTACAATTTCAGCAATCTTACAGACGATATCGTGGACTTCGATTGAATTAAGTTTGCGACCTGCGGCTTTACTGAAAGAATCCACCGTGAATCGGAATAAGTCCTCAAGGGGTTCTGGTCCAGACGCTCGACCGCCGAATGTCTTAAGTCTCGCTCCAGCAGGTCTAACTTTTGATAAGTCCCATTGTGGAATCTGACCGTTAACGAGTAACGAGACGAGTTCACGATATGCTTTCGACCAACCAAGTTTGCTGTCTTGGACAACAATTGTAGTGTGGCTGTCGCTAAATTCTTCAGCGAGAGTGGGCAATTTGTTGACAAAATCTCTTTCAACACTGAATCCGACTCCTGTTCCGCACATAAGGACATACAAAATCTCATCAAAAGATTTCAGATTGTTCATTGCAACGAACGAACAATTGTATCCAGCGACATTCTCTCTTTCCAAAGCGGGGCCTGCGGTCATCAATGCACGCATGGATGGCATCACTTCGAGGTTAAGAACTGCTGATCTAAGTTCCTCCACGACTTCTTTATCTTCCACATAATTGTGATTGTCTTTTAGATGGTTTTCAAAGAAAGTAAAGTAGCGATCTACTGTTTCTTCCCATGTTTCACGACGATTTTCATTCTCTAACCACCTGCTATATCGACTAAGATGGATAAAGTCCTGATAAGAACTTGGTAAACTCATATAGTATTTTCTCCTGTTTTTCTGAATTGTCTCTTATGTAGTTCAGTTTGTCAAGTGTTTCCACGAAACTGGGAAGTAAGGTTCAATAATATTTCCAACTGCTTCTGAATATTCTCGAATCTCCCACTGAGCATGATCATCCATGCGTTGCTTGTAGAATCTTGCGTACGCAGCGAGTGATCCTGTCCAATACCATTCGGTGTACATCCCCTGTGGAAGAACAAACCTTGCTTGTTCGGGTGCAATACCCTTTTCAATCAATGTGTTATAAACGTGAAGAGCCTTTTCATATGACTCTCTGTAAATGGCATCAAATAAATTCGTTTTAGATTCTTCTGCAATAAACTCATCGCTCCCTTGCTTCGCACCATCTGTTGGTTTACCTCTCCATGTGGGAGAGTAAAACTCTGGTTCATAAGAAACATAACGACGGCTAATTTCATTCTCAACAAACCCCTGTTTGTGTTTGAAGAATTGTGTGCGAATCGAAACTGGTGCTTTGATTCGCAGTGTAATTTGTGGGTGTGCAAACGGTGTCCAGTGGTTGTGCTTTGCAAGATAACGAATAAGTCTTTCGTCTTCTTTTTTCAGCAACCGCACATCATCTTTTGTATGGGGACATCCATTCAATCTTTCAATTGCATCAAAGTCTAGTCCCCACTCAGATTCTTTGTTAAACGAGACTCTTGCGGCATTACACACGGTGAGATCGGTTCCCATGCGATCCATAAGTTCCACATGTCCTTTGTCTAAAACTTCAATTTTCATCAATCGTCTCCGTCGCTTTTTAACATAATGTAAGTAAATGTAATTATCCCTAAAAATACGAGAGATAAAAGAATTGTTTCTACTACTGGCTCACTCATCTTCATCCTCCTCGTCAACATAATTAAAT